CTCCTAATTATATTCTACTATAAATATAGTTCTTTTTTATTTTTAATTAATTATGCCGAGAATGATGCCCCTGTCGGTAAGATGTTGAAGTCTAACACGATGAATTCAGCAGTTTTTGTTGGTTGTAGGAAAATCTGTCCAGCCAATATGTTTCTGTCAATTACATCAGGTGTGTTATTACTCTCATCCATCACCACTCTAAATGCATACAATCCTTGTCTTTGTTGTATTCCTTCTAAATAAGGATTCACAGTATTTAAGAACTTACCTCTTGTTTGAGATGTATTTTGTTCAAATACTAAGTATCTTGAAGTTGAAGCAATATATTTCTTAACTCTAATCATCAATCTTCTTACATTGATTCTATCAAGTGCAGATGCTTTATCTTGTAAAGTTTTCTGTCCAAATGCAACAATACCTTCTCCAGGGAACTGAGCGATTGGATTAATCTTTCCTTCATATAAAGTATCTCTTTCAGAATGTGTTAATCTGTTTAATACAGATACCGCACCTACGATACCACCTCTATTTAAACCAGCTGGTGCAAACCACTCAGCAGCAACCGCATCGTTTGAAGCGTAAATTCCTGGCATCAATACTGATGGTGGAATTGTTGTTAGTTTATTTGTTCTTGAATCTATTGTTTTAACCCATGGGTAGTAAGTACCTACATAGTTAGAATCAACCGATTCACCTTGTGAAATTGCATCTGCGATAGTATCTCCACCATCTGTTACATCACCAATGAAGAATGCATCTTCTCTAGCTTCTACCATATCAGTTACTTTATCAAATACATAAGAGTGTAATCTTCTTACAACACCAGGTACAGATACCAAGTTGATATCAAAATCATCTGGATTAGATACTGCGTTGATTGCTTTTACATATGCAACTGAACCTTTAGCGGTTGAAGTAGATAAATCAAATCCTTGTGAGTTTCCAGCACCCCAATCAGAATCACCATATTTAGCTGATTTGATTGTTGGTGATACTCCATCGAATCCACCTTGGAAACCTACTATAAATTGTCTTTTATTAACATCAGTTGAATTAGAACCAGTAAGTTCATATCCAAATGCTTTAGTTCCACCTTGTATAGTTACAGTACCATCAAATGCAAATACTGTGTTTCCACCTTGTGTTGCTGATGTTGGTATTGGTGATAAGTAATTGTTGTTATCTATTTTTATAACAGCTGTATCTAAATCTATACCACTATATTGTACTGATTTAGAAGATGTGTTTTCATCTGAACCAGTTGAGAAGATAGCTGATGGTACAATAGATTCACCATATCCATGAGAACCAATATCTCCAACAAAAATTGGGTTATAATATTTTTCATGTCCGAATGGTCCAGCAATGATTGGGAATGAACCTTCATCAGAACATTCTACTCTAATAAACTTAGAATTGTTTTGGTAATCACCATTCATTGTTTGTTTACCATTTGCATCAATAGTAATATTCATATCACCAATTCTTTTCTTAATGTAGTTTGGTGATGCAGGGTCTAAATTAACATTATTAAATGTTTCTAATACACTTGGTCTCTTATTAGTATCAGAGAATCCTCTTACACCAATTGAGAAAGTAGAATAATCAGTTGCATTTGATGAACCAGCCGCTTTAACATTGAATATTATAATTTTGTATTCTTTATTATAATTAGAACCATCACCGATAGTGTGGAATCTAAATAAATCATGTCTTTCACCAGAAATCAATTGAGATTTTATATATGGTGTTGATGAATGTAGAATATCTTGTGTAAATGCTTGGTCACCTAAAGTAATTAACTCAGTTGAACCACTAGCAATATCTAAATTGTTTTCTGTTGCAGAATTTTCAAAGTAGTTGTATGCATATACTGTTTTTGAACCTCTTGGGTTACTTCCAAATACATCTCCTATATCATTTCCATTTGCTGGATTAGTTGATGCGGATATTGCACTTGAACCACTTATTGTGATATTAAATTCCGTACCAACACTTCCTGTATCAGCAATTGTTAATGTTGAACCTGCATTTGATGTTCCATCTCCATTATGAGTTTGGAATATTGTTGATATTAAGTTAACCGATGAACCACTACTTATTACAGCTTGAGGTCCTAGTTCTGTATATCCACCCTGATTACCTACACGAACAATAGTTACTGTTCCTGCATCTCTCAGGTAGTTTTGTACGGTATATCCTGTATAGTATTCTCCATTAGGTGTACCGAATATTTCTTCGAATTCTGATTGTGTATTAACAACGGTTGGTACAAAAGCAGGTCCTTTATGGAAAGGTCCAATTATTGCTGCTCCAATTTGTCCAACTCCTTGTGATATGAAAGAAAGGTCATTTTCTCTCGTAAATACACCAGGTGATACAATTTTTTCTGCCATTTTTATTACTCCTTGTTATGTTTTTGTATAATAATACTCTTATATAAGTATAAATAACTTTTTCTAAAGGTTAGTTTTTAACTTCTTTAGATTTAGTTTCTTCTTTTTCTATTGGTGTAAACTCATTAGTATTTGGGTCATAGTTTCCATCTCCATACTTTTCATTTAAACCAGCAAATATTTGCTTTTCTTTTTCTACTAGTTCTTGATGTTGATTAAGTAAATCACTTTCTACTTTTTCAACTTCATCAATTCTTCTTTTCTTTTCAACCGAAAGTTGGCCTAATCTTGTAAAAATTGATGCAACTTCTTGTTTTAAGTTATCTATTTCAATAACTTCATCTTTTGTAAACTTTATTTTTTTTGCCATTTTGATATATTTAATTTAATAATCTTTAGTGTATATATAAATATACATTTTTTTTCAAAACAATATTAATTATTATAATGTTACACTAATAGATGAATTACTTCCACCAATAGTTGTCCAACCTGACCTTAATCCAGATTGTATATTTCTAACTCTTGCATAATATGTTCCAGCTGTAACTGCTCCACCTGCAAGTTGTATGTTTGATGCATTCCAATTTGTTTCATTTATAACAGGTGATGAAAAATCAGAATTATTATCTACTTGTACATCATATCCTGTAATACCACCAGAATCAGTATCAGGTGTTCCACCACTCCATGATAAGTTTGGATGTGAGTATGATACACTTGTTGGTGCAGTTGGCCCATCAAAATCTGTATGTGAATTAGTTCCTTTGTTGTGAGTTATATATCCATTAGCTATATAGGTATCTGTATTTGATACATCTAATGATACAATCTCTACATCTTCTTCAATAATTTCAATTGATGAAATAGAAACTTGTTCTACTTCACTACCATTACCTTTTATTAAAATATCTCCTTCACTTAATAAGTGAGCTCTTTTAAATCTATAATCACTTCCATCTAATACTAAGAATGGATGTTCTGATGTACATTTTACATCTCCATTATTTATATCATAATATTTACTTGCAAATGAGAAAACTACATTTTCAACTTCAACTTCTCTTTCAAATTGTCCAAGTTCACTTGTATTCCAATTCATATATTCAGCATCACCGAAATTACTTAACTCATTTAATGAATATCCTTGTAATTTCATTCCTTCTTCAGCTTCACCTATTTCTATTGATGTTCCATCTGCCAATTTAATTGGTGTATCTGATGTTAAACATAATCCTGTTGTGTTACCATCGTAAGTATCTATTGAATAAACTGTTTTATCTTTATTTACACCATATCCATCACTACTACCTATATGGTCATTATAACCATCAGCAAAATTACCTCTAATAGTATGTGTTACTGCTCCATCTAAAATTCCATCTGAGTTATCCATTGCAGATACATCAAATGTTGCAGATAATCCACTATTAGTATTTATTGCTATTTTACTTCCAGCTGGTACTGACCAAGTTACATTTCCACTATAAGAACCATTTTTTGATGCAAAGTTTGAACCTGCACCTGTTGTTCCTATTGTATATGTTTCTGTTGTTGATTCGATAGCATATGTAAATCCACTCATTGAATCAATGGAATCTACGGCGAATGTAGATAATCCTACATTATCACCTGATGATGGTGAGCCTCCTTTAATAGTACCTAGTGATACGTTTGCATCTTGTGTTACTCCATTAGCACCTGCTAAATCGTTTAATGAAAGGGTATCTCCTGAGCTTAGTGTTGGCATAATTGTTTTCTCCTATATATTATAAATATCAAGTAATCTATTTACCCATAAATCTTTATCAGAAAAGTTTTTTTTCATATATTCTTTTATATGAGTAAACCATTTTATTTTTTCATCATATGAGGTAGTTACTAACTTAGTATAAATATGTTTAAATTCTTTTTTAGATGATGCACGATATGGATATTCTAAATCTTTACACCATGATGTATGTAATATTGGTAATTTACCATAATCAACCGCTTCAAATATAGAATATCCAAAAGGTTCACTAGTAAAGCAAGAATGAGAGATTCCCCAATCCATATTATAAAATGTATTTTTAAATTTAGAATTATAATGATATATTTTAGATTTAGAGGTATCTAATTTAGTTCCTTGTTTCCAAACTATATTAAATTCTGTTGTGTTTGTAAATATATAAGATTTTAACCCATCTAAGTAATATGGATTCTTTCTTCCTTCACATCTTGCAGCGAAACCAAGTGTATTCGAATCATTTAATGGTAAATTTTGTTTAAACTCGTAAAAATTTGGTATATTTGTATTTTTAAACAATATTTCATATAATCCAACCCATATTGAATTTTCTGACCAATCATTTACCTGTTTTTCCCAACTTGAATCCAAATAAGGATGCCAACTTAACATAACATCACTTCCCATTTGAGATTTTAATATATGGTCTACTGAATTATGTAAAACATTTGAATGTATTTTATCACTATTATCTATTATCGGTTTTGTTGGTGTATAATGACCATGTAATATATTGATTCTTCGTGCTCCTTTACATAATTCTTCAAACTTTTCTATATTATCTCCATGCCAATGAGCTTCTATTGGAAAATCATAATCTCCATATTCTTTTGGTTTTGTTCTATGAATTAAAAGAATTGGTTTTACATCTAACTTAGGTGCAACTAATTCCATCCATAGATTTACCCAAGTATCAGTACCAGCGTTTACCCAAGGGCCACCACCAGTTGTATAATACACATCATACATATTTTATTTTTTTACGATTATAATTCCTGCAAAAGTTGTAGAAAAATCAACAGTTACTTGATTTACTGAATTTGTTGTTATAGAATTAGGTAATTCTTGTTTTGAAGTTGCAGTATTCCATGCTTGAACAATTGGATATTGTTCACCTAAGTTATGGTCTACATCATAAGAAGATGCTCCACTAACTGTTTCTTTGTGAGTTGTTAAATTTGTTATTTGTGCTGAACCACTAATGATTCCACTTGGAACACTTGTAAAATTACCATAATCTAAGTAATAAGTTCCATCTTCTCCATCTAATAAGTTTGCATCTGATGCAACACCTTGTACAACATGACCACCCTTTGCAACTACTATTCTACCACTTTCGGTCGATGCAAATGTTACAGTTACTTGATTAGTATTTGTTGTTACAATTGAATTTGGTATAAAATAACCATCATTTTCATCATATACAGTTACAATTACATTTTTAGTACCAAAGTTGTGAGTTACTACTTTAGAAGATACATTTGTAAACGTATCTGTTATTGTTGCAACTTGGTCTACTGATAATCCTGTTAAATCACTACCATCTCCTTGGAAAGAACCACTAAATGAACCACTTACGGTCATTCCATCTAAATTACTACCACTTATAACACTATCTGCATCTAATTTAGTTTTTACTCTTGCATCTGTATAATAAAGGTTTGTATTTTCAGATAATTGTGAAGTATTGAATCCACTAAGTGATATCTGTGAAGAACCACTAACAGTTCCAGTTGGTAAGTTTGTTACTATATTAGAAACTGTAATTACTTCTGATTCAGAACCTAATTTTCCTGCTTTCCAATAATCATTTGAAGAATCCCATAATAAAGAACCACTTGTTGTTGATGCTCCTGTTGCATCTTTTATTAAGATACCTCCTGTTGTTTGAGAACCACCATAGTTAAGTTCTAAGGTATTATCTCCAATATTAACAGTAGTTGAATCAATTGTAGTTGTAGTTCCCTCTACTGAGAGATTTCCTACTATCGTTATGTTGTTTGAAAATGTTTTGTTACCTGCTATGGTTTCATTACCTGTGAGGTTAACATATCTTGAATCTAGTGAAGTTGTGTAAAAGTGGTAAGTATCTTCTGTGGCTATTTCTTTAATGGAAGGAGTTCCATTATCTTTTTCAAAGTAAATCTTTCCATCGTATGTGTTTATTGCCAATTCACCTAACTCAAGATTAGACGTTGTTGGTTTTCTACCCTCTACCGATGTTCTTTTTAGCTTAATTAATTGTGCCATATATATGACTTACCTTATTTATATAATTATATACCCCCTAAGAAATACATCATCTTTATATAAAGATATATATGTATTTTTTAGATTATTAAAAATCGAACTATTAAGTAAATTCTCTTATTTAAGAAAGTTTACTCTTTAATTCATCAATCTGTTTTTGTTGGTCTTTAACTGCTTCGATAAGTAATCCAGTAAGTTTAGCGTAATCTACACCCTTAAATCCATTATCTCTATCAGTTACCAACTGTGGTAGAACTTTCTCAACATCTTGTGCAATTACACCAACATTTGGTAATGATTGTTGTAACTCATCTGCATTATCATTCCAATTCCAAGTAACACCTTTAAGTGATTGTACTTTTTCAATTGGATTAGAAATAAGTTCTATATTATCTTTTAATCTTTCATCCGAAGAAGCGTATGCTACAACATCTCCACCTACGTTTAATGCTCCACCTATACCTACACCACCATCTACAATTAATGCTCCTTCAGTTTTACTTGTTGATGCAGTTGCATCATCTATTCTAAGTGTTCCGAATGTTACATCATCACCACTACCTAATCCTAAATTACCAGCAGTTAGTGTTCTTGTTGAAACACTACCATTTGCATCAGTAACATGACCATCTCCGTTAGTTGTTATATTGAAATCTAAATCAGATATTACAGTTGCTCCTGTTAGAGCACCAGTATCAACAGAAATGTCATCTCCATCAAAAGTTGGGTGAGTATAATTAATTGTTCCTGCAGCATCTACACCTAAGTTAGTTCTTGCAGTTGATGCGTTTGCTAAATCAGATAAGTTACTTGATTTAGCTAATTTTGTTCCAACTGTTGTAGTTAAAGCAACTACATCACTATCTCCATTTGCAATACTTGCTGAAATTTCACCTAATGTATCTAATGTTGCTGGTGCAGTACCAATTAAAGCAGTAAGTTCTCCTTGTACATAAGCAGTTGTTGCAATTTTAGTTGAATTATCATCAGCTGAAGGAGTTGGTGCAACTGTTGTTCCAGTAAATGTAGGTGATGTGAACATCGTACTTTTACTTTCGTTTGTTACATTTCCTAATCCTAAATCTGATGCAGTTAATGTTCTTGTTGAAACACTACCATTAGCATCTGTTACTAAACCACTTGTGTTTGTTGTAATATTAATATCTAAATCTGATATTACAGTTGCTCCTGTCAATGCAGTTGTATCAATATCTATATCATCACCCGCTAAATTAGTTGGTAATACATAATTGTTTGCCGATGCAGCAATACCATCTAATTTATTTTTTAAAGTAGTTGTAAAGTTGTTATCAGTTTGAGATGCAACTACAAAATCAATGTTACCATTAGTATCATCATATCCAACACTAATTCCTGTTTCTGTTCCATCTAACATTCCACCTACGAAATCTTCAACTTGTTCTTGTGTTAGTTGTGTGTTTGTGTTTGTTGTATATGAAGGTGTACCGAATGTACCATCATGTTTTAAGAATTCTCCACTTGAACCAGCTGCTGGTACTAAATTCCCATTACCTGTTCCTATTAAAGTTCTTGTTTCAGCTGCAGTTCTATTAACTTCAGCACCTGCTTCAATACCATCTAATTTAGAATGGTCATCAGTTGTAAAGTTTTCATCTGTTTGTGATGTAACTGAGAAATCTAATGAATTTCCAGTATCATCATAAGTAACACTAATACCACTTTCGGTATTACTACTTACCATTCCACCTACTATATCTTGAACTTGTTCTGTTGATAATTGTGTGTTATTTGTTGTAATTGAACCACCTAATGAAATAGCTGAACCATCTATTGTTATACTTGAATTTGATAATTGTGAATTTCCTATACTTGTTATTTGTGAAGAACCAGATACAACACCACCAATTAATTCAGCTGAAAGTGTATCACCACTTAAAATCATATTAACTTCTGTTGTATCAGAAACTGCTAAGTTTGTATGTGAAGAAATATCAACAGTACCTGCTGTTATTTCCTGTCCACTTAATGATATATAAGTGTTACCAGCTACAGTTACATCTGTTGAATTATCTGTTCCAGCAGCATCTACTCCAAGTGCCGTTCTTGCAGCACCTGCTGAAGTTGCACCTGTACCACCACTTCCAACTGGTACTGTTCCACCAGTTATTTCTTGTCCACTTATTGATAAGTAATTTGTATTTCCTAATGTTACATCTGTTGAATTATCAGTTCCAGCAGCATCTACACCTAAGTTTGTTCTGGCAGTTCCTGCATTTGTTAAATCTGATAAGTTACTTGCTTTTGCTAATTTTGTTCCAACAGTTGTTGTTAGTGATGCTAAACCTGATTGGTCTGATGCTAATGAAGCGGATAGTTCACCTAAAGTATCTAGTGTTGAACCAGCCGTACCTACTAAATCAGTAAGTTCTTGTTGTACATAAGCAGTTGTTGCAATTTTAGTTGAATCATCATTTGAACTTGGTGTTGGTGCCGCGGTTGTTCCAGTAAATGTAGGAGAAGTAAACATTGTTGATTTACTCTCATTTGTTACATTACCCAAACCTACATCACCTTTTGTAGTTCCTTGTGCTCTTAAACTTGCATATGTTCCACTTTGTGAGAAAGCAGCAACATCACTAATCTGTGATGAATCAATAGATACTTGTGCTGAACCTGATATTACTCCACCAATTAGTTCTGCGGATAAAGTATCACCACTTAAAATCATATTAACTTCATCAGTATCACTTACTGCTAAGTTTGTATGTGAAGATATATCTACTGTTCCTGCAGTTATTTCTTGTCCACTTAATGATAAGAAATTACTACCAGCTAATGTTACATCTGTTGAATTATCAGTTCCAGCTGCATCAACTCCTATTGTAGTTCTAACTGCTCCTGCAGATGTATCATCTAATATTGTTTGTGCGAATGTTGAAGCAACTTGGTCTGAACCAGATACTACTCCATCACCTACGGTAAATGTTACTGTTTCATCTGAACCTTGGTTAAGTGTTATTGCACCACCACCATCTAATCCTGCACCTGCACTAAATGTAATTGTATTATTATTAACACCACCTAATGCTTGTACTTGAGATGAACCAGATACAACTCCACTTGGTAATATTGTTTGTACATCACCTGTGGTTACAGTACCTATTGTTACTATTGAGTTATCACCAGCATATGTTCCACCAGCAACAGTTGCCAATGTTGAATTAAATGCTTGTACATCTGAACCAATTGCAACTCCTAAGTTAGTTCTTGCAGTTGAAGCATTTGTTAAATCACTTAAGTTTTGGTCTTTTTGTAGTTTTCCACCTACTGTTGTTGTTAATGCAACTACATCACTATCCCCATTTGCAATACTTGCAGAAATTTCTAATAATGTATCAAATGCTGCAGGAGCACCACCTAATAAATCAGATACTTCTCTTTGTACATAAGCAGTTGTTGCTATTTTTGTTGAGTTATCGTTATCAGCTTGTGTTGGTGCAGTTGGATTACCAGTTAATGCTGGTGAAGCTAAATCAGCTTTGGTATCAATTTCTGTTTGTTGAGCAGTTGATACTGGTTTGTTAGCATCAGAAGTATTATCTACATTTCCTAATCCTAAATCACTTGGTGTTAAATCTCTTGTTGAAATACTACCATTTGCATCTGTTACTAATCCACTTGTATTTGTTGTTATGTTAAGGTCTAAATCTGATATTACAGTTGCTCCACTTAATGCAGTTGTATCAATATCTATATCATCACCAGCTAAGTTAGTTGGTAATGAATAATTGTTTGCCGATGCAGCAATTCCATCTAATTTAGTTTTATCTCCATCTGCAAAAGCTCCTTCTGATGGTTTAACTTGTAGTGTTGAGATTGTTACACCCTTAACACCAGCTAAATCAGTTAATTCTGAATCCATCAATGCTCCTGCTGCAGTTACATTACTTGTATCTGTTACATCTGCACTTGCCTCTATACCATCTAATTTAGAATGGTCGGCAGTTGTAAAGTTTTCATCTGTTTGTGATGGGAATGTAACAACAAAATCCATATTTCCATTAGCATCATCATAAGTTACTGCGATACCTGTCTTAGTACCACCAGTTGCAACAAGTGCTCCTGCTATATCTTGAACTGCTTCTGTTGATAATTGTGTGTTTGTAGTAGTTACTGAACCACCAAGTGAGATAACTGAACCATCTATTGTTATACTTGAGTTTGCTAATTTACTATTTGCTATTGATGCTAATGTAGATGCTCCCCCAGCTGCAATACTAATATCTCCACTTACATTTGCAAATATAGAATCTTCTATATTTGTGAAACTTACTTTCTTTTCAGTTCCTGCATCACTAATAAGGAAATTATCTGATTGTGCAATTGAAGCTCCTCCTAATGCATCAAGAATATCAATATTAAAATCACTTGCGGCTACTCCTGTTAAGTTAGAACCATCTCCAACAAATGAACCTGTAAATGAACCAGAATAATTAACAGCTGGTTGTATTCCTTGGTCAACTCCACTTGAGTTTAAGGTTATGGTTTCAAGAGTACCATTCTGTACTTGTAAGGTTATTAAGTTACCATTCTCATCCGATGGGAATTGTAATGAACCTGAAATTTTGGGATTGTGTATTATCATTTTTTTGTTTCCTTATTGTATTCTTTTTAATAAATATTAACTATTTTTTTTTAATTAAAATTCTTCTCCATCAACTGTTGATATAACTGTTGCAGCACCATTACCTGTAACATCACCTGTTAAAGTTATTTGTGCTGAACCACTAAATACTCCTCTTGCATTTATTCCATCTGTTATTTTATCACTAAGTCCTGCGATGTTGTCTGAATCAACTGAACCACTTACAATTTGTCCACCTCGTGCAACAACTACATAACCACTTTGATTACTGTCAAATGTTGCTCTTACATTATCATTATCAATTATTTGTAATGTTGATGGTATCATTTGAAAATCATTTGAATCATAAACTTGTACGATTGCATTTGGTGTATCTAAATTATGTTGTACACTCCAAGTATCAGCATTTGTAAAAGATTGTTTTACTGTTGCATTTTGTGAAACTGATATGTTTGTTAAAGCAGAACCATCACCTTGAAAAGCTGATGCTGATATAATCCCTACTACACTTAATGAACCACTTAAAGTTCCTTCATGGTCAAGTGTAACAATTTCTTTAATATTATCACCCTCACCAGCAGAACCACTTTTACGAAGAAATACTTTTCCATCATGAACGTTCATTGCCAATTCACCGATTGCTAAATCAGATGTTGATGGTTTATTACCACCAGCTAGGTTTCTTTTTAATCTAATAATTTGTGCCATTTGTTTTTATTCCTTATTGATTTTTTTCTTTTAATTCTCTGATTTCACTTGAAAGTTCTTTTATTCCCTCTATTAGTAATGATACCAATTTATCATATTTTACAGCCTTATACCCATTTTCTTTAGTAGTTACCAATTCAGGTAATACTTTTTCTATTTCTTGAGCAATTACACCATAATCTTTACCTTTATAAATATCTTGTTTTTCTTCATTCCAACTAAAACTATTACCAGAAATTGAATTTATTTTTTCTATTGGATTTTTAATCGGTTGAATATTATTTTTTAATCTTTCATCTGATGATGCGTAGGCAATAATATCATCAGTAGCTTGTATAGTACCAGTTACATGAATTCCATTATTTATATCGAATCGTGTTCCTGAATGATTCCAAGTAATCGATGCATTTGCATCACTACCTCTATCAACTTCAATACCACCACCATTTGCAGCTGATGAGTTTGCTGAACCACTTGCAACTGTAATTAGTTTATCTTCAATTGATAATTCAGAAGTTGAAATTTCTGTTGCAGAACCTAATACTGTGAAATCACCACTTATAACAACATCACCCGAAGCGTTAATATCATTGAAAGTTACATCAGAATTTGTTTTTACATTTTGGTTACTTCCTCCTAAGTATCCCCATTGTGTAGCTGATATTGTAGATGCTCCGATATTTGCAAGTTGAGTTACTTCCCCACTTGTTAAAGATACACCTTTTACTTTATCTACTGTAGCGTTACTAGCATTACCACTAATATCACCACCCATTGGTACAGAACCACTAAATACTCCTTCTGCATCTAATTTAGTTTTTACTCTTGTATCTGTATAGTAAAGATTTGATGAACCCTCTGATAAATCATCAGTATCAAATCCTGTTAATGATATTTGAGAAGAACCAGAAACTATTCCAGCTGGAATATTTGATAAACCGGTATATGATACTTGAGATGAACCACTAATAACTGTTTCAGTATCTAATTTTTTCTTTATTCCTTCGTTAAAATGTAGAGAACCAGTATCTAAGAATATACTTCTATTAGTATCAATAGTACCACCACCATCTAAACCTTTACCACTTCCAACTGATATAGATGAGTGGTCAATATGTTCGTTTGCTACAAAACCAGTCGTATCATCGTGAGATATTTGAACAGATGATGAAATTACTCCCTCTGTATCTAATTTATCTTTTACTTTACTATCAGAATATTGATTTATAGAAGAATAATTTGTAGTTGAAGTTACATCTATTTGAGATGAACCACTAACCACACCACCTTTTAAGTTTGCTGATAAAGTATCACCACTTAAAATCATATCTATATTAGAAGTATCTGATACTCCTAAATTAGTATCAGTTGAAATATCAACACTTATTAAATATGAACCTGTTTCTGATGCAAGTTGGTCTATTCTTATATCTTGAACACCTTGTTGATTATCATTAGAAGATGTATAATCATTTAAAGATGATATATTAGTTTGGTCATCATATGAACCAGTATTTGATTCTATATTATTTAATCTTGATTGAACTAAACTTATATTTGTATCATTTGATGATGTATATGAATTTAGTGAATCTAAAATACCAACAACTTGTTCTGATGAAGATACTAAACCATCTCCTAACTCATTACCATATCTTGAATCTAAATCTGAATAAAGTTGTGAAGAACCTGATACTATACCACTACCATTTGTGATAGCAGCAAGAGAAATACTTCCACCAAGTGCAACATTTTGAGAAACAATAGTTATTTCATTATTTTGTATTTGTGTACCATTTATTTGTGATGAACCACTTACTACTCCATCAGGAAAATGTGATAAAAATGAACCACTAAGTACTGCATCAGTATCTAATTTTGTTTTTACTTTACTATCAGAGTATTGGTTTATAGAACCATAGTTTGTAGTTGCAGTTACATCTATTTGTGATGAACCACTTACTAACCCACTAGTTGATGCAGGAATTCTTGCATCTACTCCAGCAGTAAAGTGTATAGAACCAGTATCAATTGCAATAACTACGTTACCTACATTACCATATGCACCACCCGATTCTGTTCCTTGTTGTGTGTGTACTATACCTGTTGCAGATGGAGATATTGTTGATGTAGAGTTTACAGCAGTTATATCACCAGCACCAGCTTCAATTAAAGCATCATTTACTGCTTTTGTTGTTGGTATTGAGTTAGGGTCATCTGCAATAGAAGCAGAAACATTAAAAAATGCAGAAGTTCCTAAAGTTCTTTTCTTTAATAATCCACTTACATCAAATAATGCATCATAATCAGTTCCACCCCCAGCTGCAACACTTGAAAGTGTTAGTGTACTAAATGTTGGTGAATCATTTGTGTTTAATCCTAAATCTACATTTGTAGAAACACTATTAATACTAGCCGTTATTGAACCTTGATGGTTTGATGCAAATGAAGAACCACTTACAACACCTTCGGTATTTAATTTATTTTTTACATCTGAATCTGTATAATGAGATAAATCTGATATTTGAGATTCAGTAATTGTTATTTGTGATGAACCTGATACTACTCCACCAATTAGTTCAGCGGATAAAGTATCTCCACTTAGTATCATGTTAACTTCTGATGTATCGGATACTGCTAAATTAGTATCATCTGATATATCAACAGTTGTTAAGTAAGAACCAGTTGATGTTTCTATATTATCTAATCTATCTTCTATTGAAGAAGTTGTAGATTCAATATTTGATATATCTGAATCATTTGATGATGTGTATGAATTTAGTGAATCTAATATTCCAATCACTTGAGATGAACCACTAATTACTGTTTCAGTATCTAATTTTGATTTTACTCTTGAATCTGTATAATAAAGATTACTACCTTCTGTTAAATTAGCCGTTGTAGCAGTTCCTAAATAAGAACCACTATGTATATTATCATTATCTAATTTTGATTTTACTCTTGTATCGGTATAGTAAAGATTACTAGCTTCAGTTACTTGGTCGGTATCAATACCTGTTAGTTCCCCACCTTCTCCTTTGAATCCTACTGATGAACTTACTTTAGCATCAAATACGAATTGAGATGTATTGTGGTCCCATTGTAATGATTTATTAGCACCATCAATTTCTAATCCTGCTCCATCTGCAGCTGCTGAATCAGCAGAACCACTTGCAACTGTAATTAATTTATCTTCTATTCTTAATTCTGTTGAAGATATTTCTGTTGAAGAACCTAAAACTGTTAAATCACCAGTAATTGTCATATTACCAGTAAATGAACCTGTGTTAAATGTTACATCTGATGTTGTTGATAAATCTTGATTGATTGTATCTAAGTTTGCTTTATTTGAATGTGAGTGAGATACATCACTTAATAAATCTAATCTACTTTCAAACGATGAAGTTGTAGAATGAATATTTGAAATGTTTATATCAATAGAAGATGTAAATGTTTCTACATTATCTAATCTTACATCTTGTAAAGCTTGTTCAGTTGTTATAGAACCAGTTTCAGTTGAAAGTTGGTCTAATCTCGTATCTTGTGCAGCTTGTTCAGTTTCAATAGAACCTGTTTCGGTTGATAATTGGTTTAATCTTACATCTTGTGCAGATTGTTCGGTTGATATAGAACCAGTTTCAGTTGAAAGTTGGTCTAATCTTACATCTTGTGCAGCCTGTTCTGTTGATATAGAACCAGTTTCAGTTGAAAGTTGGTTTAACCTCACATCTTGTGCAGATTGTTCAGTAGCAATAGAACCAGTTTCAGTTGAAAGTTGGTTTAATCTATCTTCAAATGATGAAGTTGTAGAATGAATATTAGTAATATTAATATCATTTGAAGCAGTATATGAATTTAGTGAAGTGTTTAATACTTCATCATCTAAATATGTTTTATCTATTATAGTACCTTGCCAAGTACCTGTTGCAATTGTACCAACAGTAGTAATTGAACTAGCACCTGTAAATCCTGTCTTATCGGCTGATTCTAGTACTACTTGTGATGAACCACTAAATACACCATCTCCACCTACTTGTAAAAATCCTAAATCATCTATTTGTTGTGATGAAGAAACAATACCACTACCATTTAAAGTAATATTATCAATTGATGCAGAAGTTGCATATATGTGTCTCCATTTTTTTGAGTTTGAACCTAAATCAAAGGTATCATCTGTATCAGGAATAATAGAAGAACTAAGGTCTGCGGATATTACTATATTATCAGTATCTTGGTTTCCTAAAAATAAATTACCACCTATTGTTAAATCACCTGTAGCAGTTATGTTAGTTGCTAAAATATTAGAACCAGTTATATTACCTGAAATATTTAATGAACCGCTATTTGATTCATCTAGTTTTGCTAGAATCTTATATTGAGTATTAGAACCACTACCATCACCAACTACAACAGTCTCTATGTCTTTATCATAGAATAATTCTGATTGTTGTATTGAGCCTGATGGAGTTCCTCTTCGTAGTTTTAAAGTTGCTGCCATTAATTTTTCTTCCTAATATATTACATATAAATATAGATGCACAGATTTATTGTTAAAACAAATCCATTACTTATATAAGTATATGAAAATGTAAGTTAAAAAAAAATCCCCAACCTTTCGGAAGGGGATTAATTTATTTAAGTATATTCCTATTAGAATGTACCTCCATCGAGTTCGTTACTCGCAACGAATGATGAACCATTCCATTGAATTACATCACCTGCCGTAGCAGCTGCTACTGATTCAAGAGATTTGTTTGAATCAAAGTAAACAAATGAGTTAGCAGTTGCAGCATTGATTCTCAATTCTGCAGTTCCACTTACTGTTACATTTGTACCATCATCAGTAATCAATGAATCAACTAATAATCCATTAGAATCAGCTTTAAGTACTGTGTTAGAAGTAGGAGTAGCATTTAATCTTGCTATTTCCTTTTCACTTCCAAGTGCACCAGCCATCCAATGGTCCTCAGATGCATCCCATAGTAAAGAACCACTTGTAGTTCCATCACCGGTAACATCACTAACTAAAAGTCCAGCATCACCTGCACCATCAGCGTAGTTAAGTTCAATAATTCTATCACCAATGTTTACAGTTGTAGAATCGATTGTTGTAGTTGTTCCCTCAACTGATAAGTTACCAGTTACAGTTACATTACCACTAAGTGTTGGGTTTGTTGGGATTCCAATTGTTACAGTTTGACCAGAAACAGAAGTTTCGATTTCGTTAGCTGTACCAGCGAAAGTTAAATCTTGTGTTTTTAGTGCAACTGAACCATTACCACTTGAACCACTAATATCTAATGTACTAGCAACACCAGTAAGAGCCGAACCATCTCCAATGAATGAACCAGTGAAATCAGTTGTTCCACCTACATCACCAAAGTCATCACCACTTATTCTACCACTACCGAAATCAGTTGCCTGATTTGATAAAGAAGAAACTACTTGTGCTGAACCAGATATTGTTCCACTTCCACCAGCGATTGTTTCGTAAGTAATAGTTCCACCTAAAGATGTATCAACACCTGCAATTGTAATTCCATCATTTGTAAGTGATGAATTAGCAATATTAGATATTGTGTTACTACTTGCATCAATTGTTTTGTTTGTAAGAGTTACAGTTGAAGCTGCAAATGAACTTGTATAGTTTTCTAACCTACCAGCTCTTTGTTGTAATGCAGTATCTGCAGTTTCAAGTGCACCAGTTGCAGCAGCTAATTCAGCTTGGTCTACGAAATCTCCACTTACAGAAGATGTAAATGCAGATAGTTGGTCTAATCTTGAATCTTGTCCACTATTTGTAGTATTATTAGATGCAGTATATGCATTTAAAGAAGCATTTAATACTTCATCATCTAAATTTGCTTTATCAATTGCAGTACCATTCCATACACCAGTAGCAATTGTACCAAGTGTTGTAATTGAACTAGCTCCTGTAAATCCTGTCTTATCAGCAGATTGTAATACTACCTGTGCCGAACCAGTTACTACACCAACTCCACCAAATAATACTTCATCAGTAATTGCACCACCAAGAGAAACCGAAGTTCCACTAATAGTAATTGCTGAATTTGCTAATTTATCATTTGCAATTGAACCAGCTAATTTATCGTTAGATATTGAACCAGCCAATTGTGAATTTGTAATTCCTGATACTTGTGCAGAACCAGAGAATACACCATCACCATTTGCAACTAATACTTTAGATTCTGAACCACTTGCTCCAGCAATCCATTGGTTAGTTGTACCATTCCATAATAATGAACCACTTGCAGGGCCATTTGCATCATGTACTTCTAAACCACCAAGTGCTGCTCCACTACCATTAAGAGCTAAAATGTTATCTCCTAATACAACAGTAGTTGAATCAACTGATGTAGTTGTTCCTTGTACTTCTAAATTACCAACAACTGTTAAATCGTTTCCGATTGTTACATCATCAGGTAAACTTAATGTTACTTTTACATCATTACCAACTTTAGTTACTGCAGTTGCGATTTCATTTGCAGTTCCTAAAAATTGTAAATCATCATTGATTAAATCTACGTTTTGAGTTCCGCTATCACCATCAACAGTTAAGTTAGTTGCTAATCCAGTTAATCCTGAACCATCACCAACAAATGAACCTGTTATAGTTGAAGTTCCTGCAACATCACCAATCGATGCTCCACTTATTCTACCACTACCAAAATCAGTTGCTTGGTTAGAAAGTAAAGAAACAACTTGTGCTGAACCAGTTACTACACCAACTCCACCAAATAATACTTCATCAGTAATTGCACCACCTAATGATACTGAAGTACCACTAATAGTAATTGCTGAATTAGCAAGAGATGAATTTGCAATGTTTGTAATAGTGTTATCAGGACCATTGATAGTTTTGTTAGTTAAAGTTACAGTTGAAGCTGCGAATGAACTTGTATAGTTTTCCAACCTACCAGCTCTTTGTGATAAAGCAGAATCAGAAGTTTCTAGTGCTCCTGTTGCTGCAGCTAATTCTGAATTATCTACGAAATCTCCACTAATAGAACCAGTGAATGTAGATAATTGGTCTAATCTCGTATCTTGTCCACTATTTGTAGTGTTGTTAGATGCAGTATATGCATTTAAAGATTCATTAGAAACACTTGAGTTTGCTAATTGAGATGAGCCAGATACTAATCCTGTTCCACCTGTTTCAGGAGATGCTTTAACTTCGATGTTTCCACCTTTGTTAAGGATATAAAGTTTGTTATCATCAGTATCGTAAAATGGAATACCATCAACATGAGTGTTGTAGTCTGCTCCACTTAAATTCGGTACGGTTGTTCCTTGTAATATTTTGTTTACAGGAGTAGCCGTTGAACCATCAATACCAACAAATACTAAACTATCACCATTTGCGATTGTTCCTAAACCAGATGAACCTGTTACTACTAAAAGCTCTCCTGCTCTTGTAGTTGCAGATGATAATCCCTCAAGATTACCTCTTCTGTGCTTAATAATTTGTGCCATTTTTAATTTTTTCCTTTTTTGTTAAAATGTTAATTTAAAATAATTTTTTGTTAAATAACCTTTATTGAATTTTACTTATGTAACCATTTGTTCAACGGGAATGTTCCCATAATTAAAACACTATATAGTGTTTGTTACTTTTATAAATATGATGAGAATTTTTAAACTAAAAAGTTTCTCCATCTATTTCTACTTTTTGAACTCCACTTATAAAATGAGTAGAGCCTGTACTTACGTTTATACCACTTGAATTTAAAACAATACCATCTCCTGGGTCTAATTCAAGTACAACATTTCCACTTGATGCACCTCCTGTAATACCTTCATCTGATGTGAAAACTGCAGTGATATCACCGCCTCCACCGCCTCCACCTCCTCCTTCAAGAGAAGATAAATCTATTGACATTGATGTTTGAGTAGAACCTACTAAATCTTGTCCAAAAAGAGTAAGAACAGATGTTCCAGTATCAAATGATGCACTTGTAAATGAACCACTATTGAATGAGAATTCTGCAAAAGTTACTGTATCTTCGAATGTTGAAATGAAATCTGCAGGAACAACATCTGCTTTATATAATGAACCACTATCTTGAACATATATTATTTGGTTATCTGAAAATAGGTTAGGAGAAATACCAACTAAGTCAGAGGAAGCATATACTTTAAATGCTCCTTTAACGAAATCAATATTCATTAAGGCAGTTGTTCCCGCGTTTTTCGTCGCGGTATTTAATCCTAATCTTTCCCCTATAAATGGCATATTATATTCCTTTCATTTTAAAAATTACCTATCGAACCACTACTTGGTATTACTTTAACTCTCATATTTGTTGCAGTACTATTTATTGCAGCACCTAATACGTGCCACTTATCAAACCCACCTTGTGTTCCATCAACATCAAGTGTGTGAATTACTGATGGAGATGGACCTAAAGGTGCAGATGTTCCATCAGCATAGTGAACTAAACAATATTCTCCCACAGTACTTCCTCCAAATCCATCTGTCATTGAAGTTGGTACATTTATCATACTTGAACCACTTGGTATTACAAATACTGTTTGTACCGCACTTCCCCAACTCATGTTTCCTGCAGATGCAGAAATAATTTCTGCAAAATCTGAACCACTTATCGTTGCCGCAAGTGTCATAGTTTTACCACCAGCAAGTGAATATGAACTATCACCTACCGATGTTTTAATTTTGTAATACGGTGATGCAGTATTTGCTGTATAAGCAGTTACTTCAGGTGGAGTATCACTATTTAAGGTACTCGCACCCATCACCGAGTTATACGCACTCGAATAATTACCATCCGAAGCGTAGTTCGAATAATAAATATATACTTTACCAGTATTTGCTGATTGGTCAACTGTTATTGTTTCATTTGATAGTGTTACTGATTCTGAGTAAGTATCTGTTACTACTATGTTGATTGAGTACGTTCCTGCCTCTAAAGAACCAGTTGGTTGTATCTCAAATGGTGATGTTGAACCACTTACATCAAATTTACCACCATCAGTACCCGCGAGGGTAACTGTAAATGGTGAATTACTTTCTACATCAGTTACTACCAATGTACCTGCATCTGAATCAGCAACTGCATTATCACTTTCGTAGTTTGATGATGATGTAAACGAAGCAACCGGTGATTGGTTACCAAATACATTCAAGGTAACTGAACCACTACCAACATTTCCATATTGGTCATCAAATGTTATTGTTGTACTTACTGTATCTCCACTTTGTGTTAATGAACCACTCAAATCTACTGCTAAAGTTAATCCACCAGTATCATTTATTGCAATTGCCGCATTTGATGATGTGAATGATTGTACTATTGGTGAACCAAATGATGGTGAGTAAGATACATCAACATCTCCAGCGTTTCCATTTTCAAATCCAGTCGCATCTCTTAATACCGAACCACTTAATGCAGATTCTATTGCATAAACTGCAGTATCACCACTCATTGTACCTGCATCTGCTTGTGTTATTACTAACGAACCACTTACAACTCGTGTATTAAATCCATGTTCATCTTTTAATGTTACTTCCCAAGGGTAAGTTCCACTTGGTACTGAAGTATTATTTACATTTAATCTCATATTTGGAGTTGAAACCGATGGTGTGAAATAAGTTGAGTTGTAACTTGACCAAGTTAAACCAGCATTTGGCATTGAATCACTTTCAGTATCAGATATTGTTAATTCTAATACTTCAACTGAACCAGTTGCTTGGTTTGTATTTTCAAATTGAGTTGAAAGTGAACTTGTAGTTGGTGCATTGTTTGTAGTTACATTAACTGATATAGAACCACTACCTACATTACCATGTTGGTCTGCCCAAGTTATATTAGAGGTGATTGAATCTCCACTTGTTTCACTACTTCCACTTATATTTGTTCCTACTGATAAATTACCACTTGCATTTACAGAAACAAATGCATTTGATGAAGTAAACTCTTGTACAACTTGTGAACCATAGTTAGGTGAATAAGAAACTCCTAAATCTCCTTGTGTTCCTGTTCTACCATTTGAGTTTGTTACGATATTGTTACCATTTACAGCTGATTCTATAACATAGAACGTACCATTTGTTGAAAGAGTACCTAAATCAGCCTCTGCGATTGTTATTTCTCTTTCATATTGTGATGTTTCACCAAATTGGTCAAAGATTGAAGCAGTATATGAATAAGTTCCACCATCAAAATCAGATGCCGCAGTTAACTGAACTGAAGAAGTGTTTGAATTTTGTGGTTCTATGTTAAATTTACCTGCATCTGTTCCACTTAAACTCATACTGAATGGAGTATCTGATTCTTCATCTGTAATTGTTAGTGAAACCATTAATGCACTTGATGTTGCTTGGTTTGTATTGTAAACTCCACTATTATTAGTGAACGAAGCACTTGGATGTGAGTTTCCAAATACATTTACTGTTAAACTACCACTACCAACATTACCATAGTTATCTTGGAATGTAATATCAGATGAAATTGTATCACCTGAACTTGTAAGTGAACCGCTTATATCAACTGCAAGGGTAAGATTACCACTTGAATCAATATCTATCGATGGATTTGATGAAGTAAATGATTGAACACTCGGAGTTCCATCTGAACCAGAGTATGAAACAGTTAATTGAGAGGTATTACCACCTTCAAAGCCAGTTGCATCTCTCAATGAATCATTATTTCTTGCTGATTCTATAATATGAGAGGTTGTATCTCCACCAAGTGTACCAGTATCGGTTTGATTGATTGAAATCGTGTTACCTATGTAATCTGAAACTTCACTATAAGAATCAGATACTCTTAGGTTATAAGTTATGGTCCCTGCAGATAAATTCTCATTTGCTCTAATGTATAAAGAAGATGAATTTGAGTTTGTATAATTGAGATTGAGTTTCCCCGCATCAGTACCAGATAAAGAAGCAGAATAAGGAGTATCACCTTCAGTGTCAGTTATCGAAACAAGAACCAAGTTTGTATTTGTTGTTGCTAAATTTGTATTTAGATTAGAATTTTGTAATGTGAACGATGCACTTGGGTGATGGTTGTGTACTATATCTACATTTAAGTTATCAGTCGTTATTGTACCGAAAGTATTAGTAAATGTAATTACAGAATCCAATGAATCATCACTTTGTGTTACAGAACCACTTAAATCAACTCCTAATGATAAATTACCACTGCCATTTATTACAATTGCTGGATTTGATGATGTAAATGTTCCACTTTGATTTGAATTATAATCTGCAGTACTAGAACCATAGTTTGTTGTTTTTATAGTTGTACCATTTTCTTCAGATTCTTTAATATACGGTCCTGCTGACCAGTTATCAGAAATAATTGCTGGTGTATCATCAGTAATTGGTATTGTGATGATTGCAGGGTTAGATGATTCGTTATATGAATCTTTAACTTGAACTGTATATTGATATTCGTTTATTAAATCGGAATTTAAGAAAACTCCTACTTTTCTCGTTACTACTCCACTTGAACTCATTTGGAATGGGTTCTCATGTGGGTCTGTTAATTGAGAAGTACCACCATACGAACCACTTGATACATTTACATTATCTAATTCTAACTTATATAAAGTAAAGTTAGCAAATGTTATAGTATCTCCTTCATTATCTGCTGCAGATATTGTTCCAACAGTTGTTCCATCTGATGAATTCTCATTTATAGATGATAGTGATTGATTTGAAATAGTTGGTACTAAGTTATCAGTTACATTTACAGTAATTGGTAAAACAACTATTGAATCAGAATCTTGTCCTAACTCATAGTGTTCATCTGATGCAGATATACTGAAATTATATGTTGTTTGTTCTTCATAATTTAAAGAACCAGTATTTTGTAAGATATCAACATACGTTGATGATTTTATTACTTCAAAATGATTACCATCTATTGAAGATGAGTGTATTGTTATTGAATCTCCATTTGCATCTGTAAAGAATACTCTTTTTAATAAAGTATTATCAGCTGAACTTTCATTTAAGTTTGAAGTTACCGATGTAATTACATTTCCACTAGTAGAAGTTTCTCTAAATACAGGTGTTGAGTTTGGTGTTACAAATATTGTAATATCTTTTTCAATTGATGAGTTAAATGTATCAGTTGTTTTTGCAATAAACGTATGTCCATGTGAACCACCTACTAAATCAGTATTAAATGATGCAGATGTTGGTACTGCATTTAAGGTTACAATACCATTGGATGCAACTCTAACTAAATCATCAGTATATGTTGAACCTGTGCCAAATGTTAATGCCTGTCCTTCAGGGTCTGTTGCTTCTAAAGTAAATATTGGTGAACCACTTGAACTATATTCAGATATAGTTTGATTACCACTTGTTATAGCAGGGTCTGAGTTTGGATAAAATACTGCGTTTAAGAAATCTACTACTGAACCACTTGTACCTGGATTAAACGATGATGAAAACATCGTTGGTAGTTTTTCTTGTGATACAATTCTATTTCCATCAAAATCAGTATCTCCACCACCACCAGAACCACTTAACGCATACCTTGTATCATAAGAAGATGTTAATTGTGATGAACCACTTATTGTACCAGCTGGTATTTCAGTTAAATAAGATGATGTAAACGAACTTAAACCATCTACTTCTGTTTGAATTGAAGAAGTGAATACGTTTAATGAACTTATATCAGTTTTAGAACCACTTAAAACACCTGTTCCGCCTAAAGTTCTAAGAACAGAACCAGAAACCAATCCATCAGGAAGTTCTGTTAGGTAAGATGATGTTTGAGCAGATATAGCATTTACTTCTGTTTGTATTGATGAAGTAAATGTATTTAACGAGTCAATTACAGTATGTGATGAGGATATAAATCCTAAATCAGTAATTTGTTGTGAACCACTAATAATATTAGTAGGTATATTTGTTAAATCAGTATAATCAGATACACCACTTGAACCACTTAAAGAATATCTTGTATCATAAGAAGAAGTTAATTGAGATGAACCACTAATTACACCACTTGGTAAAGTAGATGTAGTATCAAGTGAAATTACCCAATACCCATCATAGTAAACATAAAGATTACCATCGTCTGATTTCCACCATAAATCTCCTTGTGATGGAGAACTTGGTGCAGAATCTGAAACAGTTACACTTGAACTACCACCACTTGCAGAAGATGATATAATATAGTTACTACCATCTACATTTATTGTTATATTTTCACCTGCAACTAATGAACCACTAAATACACCATCAGAATCTAATTTAGATTTTATACTTGTATCTATTGATGATGTGAATGTTTCAAGAGCAGTTAACCTTTGTCTACTTGAAGTATAATGGTTTGCAAATGCAGTATCGTTTTCTGTATCAGTTGAGTTAACTAAATTAACAATTTCTACGAATTGGTCATAATCTGCATTAGCACCACTTAGTATATTATCTATTCTACCCTTTTCAGTTAATATCTGAGTATCAAATGATGCAGAATCAGTATAATAAGAAGATGTAAATGTATTTAAGTGTGTTATATTTGTTAAATCATCATATGAACCTGTATTTGATTCAATTTCACTAACTCTTTGTTCTAAAGAAGAAGTTATTGAATCTATACCACTTAATCGTGTATCGGTTGATGATGTATAATCATTTAATGAACTTATATCTGTATGAGAACCACTAAGTAATCCTTTACCACCAGTTAGAACATCATAATCTACTTGAGATGAACCACTTACTAATCCACTTGGAACATTTGTAAGTTGAGTATAATCTGTTGTACCACTACTACCACTTGGTATTGTTATTGTATTACCACTTGATATTGTAAGTTGGTCTCCACTTATAGAAAGTGTTTGAGAATCAGTTTCACTTGTTAAATACGATGATGTTGCTGCAGATAATGCATCTACTTCGGTTTGTATTGATGAAGTAAACGTATTTAAATGAGTTACATCTGTATGTGATGAAGAAATGAATCCTAAATCACTTATTTGTTGTGAACCACTAATTGTTCCTGCTGGTGTATTATCACCACTACTTGTTACAAATCCTAATTCTGCTATTTGAGATGAACCACTTATGATTCCACTTGGGAATTGTTCTGATGAACTTATGATTCCTCTTCCAATAGTTTCATAAGAACCTGTTACATTTGATAATTGAGTTATTCTTGTATCTAATGAAGAAGTTGTTTGTTCTAAGTTAGATATTTTAATATCGTTTGAAGCAGTATAAGAGTTTAATGATGTAGTTGAATCAGAAGATGATATAAATCCTAAATCTGTTATTTGTTCTGAACCACTAATTGTTCCAGCAGGTGTACTATCACCACTTTCTGATACGAAACCAAGTTCAGTTATTTGAGCAGAACTACTTATAATATCAGTTCCACCTAATATTTGAATTGAACCACTAATTAAACCACCTGGTATATTTGATAAGTTTACATTCCAATTAGCACCACTACCACTTGCATTTATACCATCTATTCTTGTATCAAATGATGATGAATCATTAAAATATGATGAAGTAAATGAGTTTAGTGATATGTTAGAACCACCACCACTACTACTACCAGTCGGTATTGTAATTGTATTACCACTTGAAATTGTAAGTTGGTCTCCACTTATAGAAAGTATTTGACTATCTGAACCTGTATTATCAGTTGCGTTTTCTAAAGTAGTTATTCTACTATCTAAAGATGTACTAAAAGAAGTAAACCCGTCTGTTTGTGTTATATCTATTTGACCTGAACCACTAACTAAAGTTGGTAAAGCTACTATTGAACTAAATGGTATGTTAACAAGTGAACTTCCATCACCAGTAAATGAACCACTAAATGAACCAGTTACACCACTTGCAGCTGCTAAGTTAACCGAACCTGCGTTTACAGCGAAATCCCCCTCGATTACCGATGCGGTTACTACTCCTTGTATCTGTTTACTTTGAATTAATGTTGCCATTCTTATCTACTCACTATCTTTCCTTTTACTGAAAAATCTTCCTTCACTATATCAGCAGGGACAAGTGTTATATTTTCTGTAAAATTAATTACTATATCTGTACCATTATCTATAACCGAATATGTATCAGCCGTTTTCTTTATTCCTTGTAAATAAATATCAACATAATCATCAATTGAATCAACTGAAACATCTTGGAATATAAATTTTTTATTAGAAAGTGTTGCCGTAAATAAAACCCCATTTAAAGAAATAGAATCAGGTACATGACTAAATATTTCCATATCTTGAAATGTTTCTAATACTAAATCCTTAAACCTCTGTCTATCATCAACAGGAGTTACTATATTTGGTTTAATTCTACTACTCATCTACTTGTATATCTCCCTCTATCTTAATATCATCATCTAATTCTAAATTATATCCAAAATTTTCTTTTTTAAATTTAATTAAAAAATCTTTTCCACTATGTTCAAATAAATAATCATCTTCAACTATAAATTGACCATTAATAAATATATCAAAACGTGCATGTTCGGGTCTAAAATCTCTTAAAAGAATATCCAAATCTTTCATTCTACCATTAGCAAGTTTCCATATCCAATATAATGGATGATTCATGTTCTCAGGAGTTAATTGATACTCATCCGGCTCATGAACTTGTTTTAATATTTTTTTTAAATCTTTTATTGCCATTATAATTCTATAAATTTACCTGTTATACCAAATTCATCTGTATTTTCTAAAATATATCCTAACTCAGTTTGAGTTGATTGTAAATCAGTAGGATATGTTCCACCTACTGAAAGTGAACCTGTTGCGAAGTTAAAATAAACTTCATCAGTACTATCTTGATATACATAATTATATTTTGCTTTTGGTATTATTACACCATTTACATAAACTCTAAACCATTCATCTTCATTAAATGTACCAATTAATTCTGGTGGTAATTTTGGAAGTTCTACTCCACTAATTTTCATCGTATCATCATCTACAAAAGAACCTTGTATAGAACCCCTAACTGCAATAAAATCAATTACATCAGAATATTCATTTACTAATTTCTTTTTTACACTTGAGTTTGTTACATTTCCACCATCTAATCCTGTTAAATCAGTTTCCAATCCCCAAACTACTTTTTTAGGTGTAATTGATTTTTTATGAGTTGATTCATTATCAAATTGTTCTGGTAAAAGATATGCATAAACTGCCATTGTAAAATTAGTTCTAACTATTCTCTGAGAACCTTCACTTACTTCGGTTGTATTATCAAATGAATCTATTTTTACTCTAAATTTAAATCCACCCTTGTCTCCCCAATACTCATCTGTTGCATATTGGAATGCTTCAACAACTTTATTCATGTGTTCTGTAAAATCAGTCCAAATGATTACTTCATATGTAATGTTTACATAATCAGGTATTACAATATCATATAATTCAACTGGTTTTTGTGTTCCAGTCATTGCTGAAAACTTATCATATCTGTGTTTTTTTGAATATCTTGATACTGAGGGGTATGAAACGTGTCTATTCATCGTATTTGATAACGCATCATCTCTATTAATAGAGTTTCTTTTAAACATTACCAATGGAATTTGTAATACTCCTTTTTTATCTCTTAAATACCCATCTTTTTGTACAGATTTCCATCTTTCAGGATTTCCATACACAACTGGTATCTTTTGTTTTTCTTGGAAGATTTCAACAGTAGGTAATACGGTATCTATCATGTGTTCGGCAATTGCCATATCCACATCATATAACTTTACACCTTTTCCTTGCTCAATACTTTGTTTTTTGTATTGAGTTCCTCGATTAACAGGTAAGTTTTTTAAAGGGTCGATTGCCATTAGTGATATATCCTTTCATCTATTTGAATTTGACTTCTTCTTACCATAAATCCAACACCAATAAGTGTATTGTTAGAATTTTGGAATGTATTTGTTTCTTTATCGTAAATTTGAGGTTGTCCACCAATTCTTTGGTTTTCTCGTATGTTATCCATTTCATAATAGATACCATCAAATAAAATAACATCTCCAATCTCAGGATAACCAACTGATAAGTTTTGTATTGCTTCTGTTGGTATTAATGTACCATTTACATCTCTAATTTTAGGAACTGAGTGTGAAGTTTCTCTCAATCGTTCTCTATTGAATCTAAATTCAACTGCTTGTTGTTTATCTGCACCGAATCCTTCGTAAACTACATTCATTGGTTCTCTATCTACTATCGCCATAATAGTAGAAGGGGCTCTCCATACTTTACCAAGAGATTCACCATATAGATTAGTTTTAGTTTCACCCACAGATACCTTGAACAAGGTTACTGCTTGTTCTACTACATAATCTACCACCTCCTCAGAGATAGTTTTTATGAAATCCAAATCCTTTGCATTGAAAAACTTTGGCATAACGTTATCCTATATAAATTGCTAGTGGAACTTTGTTTATGATTGTTTGTTGTTGGTCAACCATAGAAGCTTCGTTCTCTATTCTTTGTTTTTTACTTACTTCATTAAGATTCTCTCTTAGTTGTTCAATAAGAGCATCTTTTTCTGTTTGTGCTTCAGCTCTAAGTGATGCACCATCTAAAGAAACTTCTGAACCAGGAATTGGTACTGAAGAATATTTCTCTCTAATTGCACCTAACATTTCTTTTGCCAACGCAAGTGTATATTTTCTAACCCATTGTTTACCAACATCATTTATTCTACTATATTTAGCAAAACTATATCCAATGTTTGAATAATCTGATACTACATTTGGAATTATGATAGTGGAGTTTTCTCTTCTATCTTTTACAACTTGATATTCAAACCAAAGTTTGTAATCTGATGCAGGTTTTGGTAAAATTGTTATTTTATTGTTTACTATATTGAATGAATGTGCAGATTTTCTCATTTGGTCATTGAATTCAATCTGTTGAATCCTTAACATATCCTCATAAATTGGCATCATTATAAATT